TGGCCCTTTTAGAAATCATCATTCTCCTCAGGTTCCATTCCCCATTCACCTAAATCAGGGTCAGGGAATGGAATGCGGGACTTGATGTTTCCTAAAAGGTTAGCAGAATACTGCCTTATAGAATCTTCATGAATTGCAGCTTCATCTGGGCCTGCGGTTGCACGCAATCCAAGATGCTTAATAACATTAACCAAACTGACGATCAGATCAGAAGTGGAAATGTTAGTAGTGCTGCGCAACAAGCCCATACGGGCATTATCAATGATGGCAGCTGGTCTACCATCATTGGTGCCAATATCCAGTAACCTGGCCCTTTCATTCAAAAGGGGTTCCAGATTACTCCTGTATAATTGCAATTGAGAAAGGGAATGTTCCAGAGTAGCGTTTGCACGCTGTTCAGGAAGATCATCCAATCCCAGCAATTTTATTAGCTCTGGTTTCCGTAAAGATACAATAGCGTCTATTGGTATACCAGAAGCAATGAGGTCGAAGACTCCTGTCTTCCCCTTTAAATCATTTATGTCAGCCACAAAACGGGCACGAGGAGTTCTAAAGATGGTACAAGAACCATGATTAGTTCTACCAGTCCTCCCTGCCCTTTGCAGCAGATCTGACTCGGTAAGACGGTAATAAGCTTCCCTGGTTTCATCCAGGGTATGCAAAACAGTAAAACCAATATCAGAGGTTATGACATAATCAACATTTGGCAGAGTTAAACCAACATCCGCAACACTTGTAGAAAAGATGACTGTTCCAGCAGACATGTCAGGGAAAGAATTTGTTCCGGATGACAAAACAAAATTTTTCCTAGGACACATCTCTGACATTTGATGGCACATACCAAGAGTTGTGCAAAACACCAGAATCACAGACATCTGAGGCCTACTATAAATAGAGGCCATCACTTCAGAAAGGTATTGACGTGTGAAATCAGCTTTAGTTAGAACATCTTCGCGGGGAACATTAGAAATGTGCACATTATATAAACGTGCACTAACTAATGGTATATCTATTATATCCCTGCCGGATAATTCACTAAAACTGGGAGTTGCACTAAGCCAAATGCTTGGCAATGAGCTTTTGTGTAATATGTCTTTAACCAGGTCATAGGCCGGTTCAGACACATGACACTCATCCAAAACGATGAGGACTTTG